ACCGACGCACTCGCTCAAAGGGTGGCCGCTCATGTACGATGACGATGGCCCTATCCCCTTCGATGATATGTCCTACAGCGAACCGCCCGCGCCCACTGTCAGGCGTTGGATGTTTCGCTCCTTGCGCGAGGCGCGGACGCCACGCCCGCCGACTGAGTACATTATCGACAAATATCTTGAGACACATAGCCTCAATATCCTCTATGGCGCGCCCGGCTCGTTTAAGTCGATGATCGCGCTCGATATGGCGCTGGCCGTGGCCGGCGGGCAGGATTGGCTACCCGGCGTGTTCGGTCAGGGGAAAGGCGCGGCCGTCAAACAGTCGGGCGTCATCTGGATAGACATGGACAACGGCACGCGGCGCACCGATCAGCGCGTCGATGCCATGTCCAAAACGCGCCACCTGCCGGATGACACGCCTTTTTATTACATCTCGATGCCCACTCCCTCTCTCATCGCCAATGACATCGACAGCATGGGGCTATTGCACGACGAAATAGCTATCCTGGGCGTTCGTATGGTGGTCATCGACAACCTGGGCCTCGTTACCGGCACGGTGGAGGAAAACAGCGCGGAAATGGCGCAGGTGATGAAAAACTTCCGCTGGCTGGCCGAACGTACCGGCTCGGCGTTTGTCATCCTCCACCACCAACGGAAAGGCGGCGCGAACGGCGGCCGGGCCGGTGATGCGCTGCGCGGTCATAGCAGTATCGAGGCTTCGCTTGATCTGGCGCTCCATGCCGTGCGTGAGGCCAATACCAATCAGGTGACGCTTCGCTCCACCAAGACGCGCGGGGTCGATGTTCCCAATGCCGTGATGGATTTCTACTATGAGCACGTGGCCGGCACCAACGACCTGGACACGGCGTATTTCACCGCCGTTCAGGTCAACCATAGCGCGGCGATTTTGAAGCAGACAATCATCTCGTACGTCGAAACGTTTACCAACGGCGTGGCGAAAAACAAACTGCGCGAGATGGTTTACGACGACCTCAGCGGCGAATTCAGCCATGCAAAAATTCGCGCGGAAATCGAACATCTGGTTGAAGTGACCGGCGATCTGACCCTCGTTGAGGGGCGGCAGGGCGCTAAATTATTGACCGTCAAGGGGGTGTAAAAACGTGTACAAATTTCGCATAAACCTGTATCAAAAAGCTGTACAAGGGGTGTTTTTCGCAGACCTATACATACAGGTCGTACAGGTCTGTACAGCTTTGCGGCGTATATATTGTATAGAGACCTGTACGCCACTCGTAAAGCTCTTTGTACAGCGACGTAAGCTGTACGGTTTATGCACCCTTTATATGGGTGCATAACCGTAAACGTTGAGGTTTACGTCAAATGAGGTCGCTAAAAAGTTACTGCGAGAACATGATGAAAATCTGCCCCAACTGTCGCCAATCCATAAATGCCACCGCCATCGTGGATGCGTTCAATGTCCCCGATGCCTGGGTGTTTTGGGGCGCGCCCGGCTCTCGCTGGATTGTTTGCCGCGAACCGGGCTTCACTCATTTTCGCGTGGCCGTGGGGCATGGTATGCAGCACCGGCTCGCCGTCATCCGTGGCCATGCTCAGGACTGGACGGCCGCCGATCGTAACGGCGATTTACTGGACGCTTCGCGTAATCACGTCAACAAGCTTGATCATGATGCTTACGCAAAACAAGAAGATTGGCTGTAGGGAAAAATAACGGCGCTGGGTCAAGCAGCGCCGGGTGGCAAGGATACCGGCCACCGAACATATTGTAGTGAAAAGGATACGAAATGATAGACATGACTGTAGATTACTCAAAGTTCCTCAAAGGCAAGGCCCGGATTGTGCATCAATCGGGGATGGACATCGACGAGGGCGAATTGCACCCGTCGGCATTCCCCCACCAGCGAGATGCTATCCGCTGGGCGTTGCGTGTCGGGCGGTCCTTAATCGCCATGTCGTTCGGTCTGGGCAAGACGCATGTCCAGGTCGAGATTGCCCGGCTCGTTGTTGAAAAGCACGGCGGCAAGTCCCTGATAGTTTGCCCGCTTGGAGTGCGTCACCAATTTACGGAAGAAGACGGCCCGCGGCTGGGCGTCAACTTTCAGTACGTGCGAAACGACGCCGAGATAGAGGCGGCTGATACGCCGTATTGCATCACGAACTATGAGCGCGTTCGTGACGGCGACATTAACCCGGCGCAATTCAGCAGCATATCACTCGATGAGGGGTCTGTGCTCAGATCCCTGGGTAGCAAGACGCAACAGAATTTCACGCAGCTATGCCGCGACGTGCCTTATCGGTTTGTTTGCACGGCGACGCCTTCCCCCAACGAATACCGCGAGATGATTTACTACGCCGACTTCCTTGAGCATATGGACATCGGGCAGGCTCTCACGCGCTGGTTCAAACGCGACCCGAACAAGGCGGGCAACCTGACCATTCACCCGCACCATGAGCGGGAATTCTGGCTATGGGTTGCGTCGTGGGCGCTGTTCGTCAACAAGCCCAGCGATTTGGGCTACTCCGATGACGGCTATACACTGCCGGCGCTCAACGTCCATTGGCATCGGCTGCCGGTTGATCATCATCGCGCCTGGGCGCAGGTCGATAATCGCGGCCAGCACCGGCTACTGCTCGACGCCGCGAGCGGGGTGCGTGAAGCAGTCGCCGAGAAGCGGGCGACGCTGGACAGGCGGGTAGAGACGGCGGCTGAGCTGGTAGCCGCGCATCCCGACCGCCATTGGCTCGTCTGGCACCATCTGGAAGCGGAGCGCGAGGCGATCGAGGCGACCATTCCCGACGCCGTGACGGTCTACGGTTCGCAGCCGCTGGAAGAGCGCGAGCGGCTCATCCTCGATTTCGCACATGGCAATTTCCCGATTCTGGCCAGCAAGCCGGAGATTGCCGGCAGCGGCTGCAATTTTCAATACCACTGCCATAGCAACATCTTTCTTGGAGTCGATTACCGATTCCAGGATTTCATACAGGCGGTTCACCGGACGCATCGGTTTCAGCAAACGCAGCCGGTCGATGTCCATATCATCTACGCCGAGAGTGAAGATGAGATTGTCGCCACGCTCAAGCGCAAGTGGCAACAGCATGACCGCTTGGTGGCACGGATGACCGGGATTATTCAAGAGTTCGGATTATCGGAAGCCGCGCTATCCGGCGCGATGACGAGAGGCTTAGGAGTGATGAGAGAACAATTTGCAGGTAATTTATTCACGGCGATTCACAATGACACGGTTGATGAAGCGCCACAGATCCCGACCGGCAGCGCCGGGATGATTCTGACCTCGATTCCATTCGGCAACCATTACGAGTATGCCGCGCTGCTAAACGACTTCGGCCACAACGAGACTGATGACAAGTTCTTCTCGCAGATGGACTATCTCATTCCTGAGTTGTACCGCATCCTGGAACCCGGCCGGATTGCGGCGATTCACGTGAAGGACCGCATCCGCTACGGGTGGGAGCATGACAGCGGCTTCATGTGGGTTGACCCATTCAGCGACAAGACGACGACCGCCTTCCAAAAGCACGGATTTTTATATCAGGGTCGCATCACCATTACAACCGACGTGGTACGCGAGAACAATAGCACCTACCGGCTCGGCTATACCGAGATGACACGCGACGGGTCGAAGATGGGCGTGGGTCTGCCTGAGTATGTGCTGCTCTTCCGCAAGCCGCCGAGCGACAACACGACCGCCCGCGCCGACGTGCCGGTGGTCAAGTCGAAGGAACAATACTCGATTGGCCGCTGGCAGATTGACGCTCATGCGTTTTGGCGGTCGGACGGCAACCGGCCACTCATGCCCTGGGAGGCGGCGGCGACTTACGATTATGCGGCCCACGTCGCCGAGTTTGACCGGCTCGACGAGTTCGGCAATCTGCCCAAGTATTTCATGCTCCACCCGCCGGAATCGCCGTCGGGGATGGTGTGGACGGATGTCAATTTCATGCAGGGGTTGAACACGGAGCAATCACGGCGGCGGCAAGAGAACCACGTCTGCCCGTTGCCGTTCGACATCGTAGAGCGGCTTATCCGGCGTTACAGCAATGAGGGCGATGTCGTCTATGACCCGTTCGCCGGACTGTTCACCGTGCCGTATTGCGCGATGAAGCTGGATCGGCGCGGTCTGGGCGTGGAGTTGAATCACGACTACTACACCTGGGGCGTGCGCTACTGCCGGCTCATGGAGCAGCAGAAACAAGCGCCGACGCTATTTGATTTGCATGAGTTCCTGGCGGGGCATGAGGAGCCGGTTTCGGTCAACGGTAACGGAGTGCATTAATAGATCTGGCCATTGCCGGGCGGGTAAATCACCCGCCCGGCTTGACGGCTACGCCACAACCGTCTGAGAGGCCTCTAAAACGGCCTACAAGCGATTTTACAGATGAGGGTTAGGAACTATGAGTAAAAGCGATTTGGAAGCAACACTGGCGCTGCATTTGCGAGCCAACGACTTTCCGCCATACGAGACTGAGTACAAGTTTCATCCCAAGCGGCGCTGGCGTTTTGACATGGCATGGGTTGATAGCAAGCTGGCCGTCGAGATTGACGGCGGGGTGTGGTCGGGCGGCCGCCATACACGCGGGGATGGATTCATCAAGGATTGCGAGAAACTCAATGAGGCGACGATCCTCGGCTGGAGGGTCATCCGTGTGACGGCCGATCACATAGACGACGGATCGGCGGTCGATTGGCTACGGCGTTTGATGTTCGAGCAGGGCGCGGAAGCAGCGCCGTTTTGAGGAGCCGAATGGACAGATACACGCAACGACGATTGACCGGCCGGCCGACCCGCAATCATGACGGCTGGCGCGACGAATTGACCGACATCGACCCGGCGGCGCGGCTCATGACGGCCGTCATCCGGCAGGCGGTGGCCGACGTGGGCAGCACGTCGGCACTGGCCCGGCGGGCATGGCGCTATATCCACAGCGACGGGTTTGAGGCCGATTGCGCGTGGCTCGACCTCGACCCGGATTACATCCGGCGACAAATGGAGGTCTGAAATGAAACGAGAAATTGAGGCATTCCGAAATGGGATCATCGTCGCCATAGCCGCCGCGCTGCTGGCGTTCGTCGTCTGGACGCTGGCCGCGGCCGACGGGCGCACGTCGCCGCCGGAGTTGCCGACTTCGACGCCGCCGATGGTGGGGACGTCTGACCCGTCCACGCCCGTAGCGCCGTACCCTGGGCCGGTTGACCCCTATCCGCCGCCGCCGGGTGCAGACCCATACCCGGAACCGTACCCAGCGCCGGTGTATCTGCCGTTTAGCATCGGCGGCAATGGCGAGCCTTATCCCTAGTCGCCCGCCGCGGTCGTGGACGCTGCGCAACCCGCGCAACGCCGACGGGGAGCCGCTGACCGACGCTGAGCGGGTCATCTGGCCGTCGGCCGACATCTACCGGCTCATCGGCGCGATTGTGGCCCAGGCGGTGGCCGACCTGGACGCGGGGTACACCGGCCGGCCGGGGAGTGGTAGCGCCAACGAGCGCTATTGGAGAGCGCAGGCGTATCTATGGTTTTTCCACGGAACGCCGACGGGGTTTGAGATATTCACGGCGCGTCTTGGTCTGGAGACACGCGGCATGTACCCTGAGCATCCGCTATTCGATGACGCGGCCGAGTTGAGACGGCGACGCAATGACCTGAATCTGCTGGCTCTGCCGGTCAGACTGTTTGACCGCCGGATAGCGGCGCTGAATGGTCAAATGGAATTGGGGGAGGGGAAACGGGTAGAATGAGACGAGAGGGATTTTGACGTTTTGACGCTATGAAAAAGGTGACAATTGCCGAGATTGAACCGCTTATTGCCAAGCATCGGGGCAATATCGCCGCGATTGCGCGCGCGCTGAATGTGTCTCGCGGGACGATCCATAATCGCATCAAGGAAAGCTCGCGCCTTGCCGTCGAAATTGATGAGGCACGAGAGAGCTTTGTGGACGATGTTGAATTCGCTCTGTATGACAATGCGCTCGACGGCAATGTCGCCGCGCAAATATTCATCATGAAGGCGCATCCGACAGCCAAGAAACGGGGCTGGGGAGAGCGGCAAGAAGTGACCGGCAAGGACGGCGGGCCGGTGGTTGTCGAATACATTAATGATTGGCGCAACGAAAGCAAACAGCCGGATTAGGCTACCCATCCCCCATGCCGGGCAGCGACATGTATTAAGCCATGCCCGGCGATTCAACTGGCTATCGGCGGGGCGGCGCTGGCGTAAAACGACGCTGGCCATGTCGATTGTTGTAGAGGCGGCGTTACGGGGTGGCACGTATATATGGGGCGCACCGACGTATGACCAAGTCCGTATCGGTATGAATGAGGTCAAGCGGGCGCTAAGCGCGGCGGGGATTATGAACTTAAGCCGGATGACCGCCGAATTGCCACAGACAGGCGGCACTATCATCTTTCGCAGTCTGGACAACCCTGACAATGTACGCGGCTACACGGCCGATGGCGTGGTCATGGATGAGGCCGCTTTTATCAAGGGCGACGCATGGATCGAGGTATTGCGGCCGATGTTGATTGATACCGGCGGCTGGGCGTGGGGTATAGGCACTCCGAAGGGGCGTAACTGGTTTCACCAGGAATTCAGCAAGGCGCAAGACCATGATGATTACATGGCGTGGCAAATACCAACGCGGGGCGTCAAAATGTCCGACGGTGAATTGGAACACGAACCGCATCCACTTGAAAATCCTGATGTGCCGTTCTCTGAGATAGTTCAAATGTGGCAGTCAATGCCGTCACGAGTATTTGAGCAGGAAATACTCGGAATATTCCATGACGACTTAGGCGGCGTCTTCCATCGCGTCATGGAATGTGCCACAGCGACGGCGATTGACGGGCCATTACCGGGTAGGTCCTACATTGCCGGGGTGGACATTGCGAACGAGGCCGACTATACCGTCGTCTCGATTTTGGACAGCCGGACGCGAGAACAGGTCTATATCGACCGATTCAACCGCGTGGGCTATATCGCGCTTGAAGAGCGCATCGCGGCCGCCTATGCCCGCTGGAATGTCCAGACGATGATCATCGAAGATAACTCGATAGGACAGCCGGTCATCGACCATCTTCGCGGCCGCGGGCTGAGCATCGTTTCGTTCCATACGTCGGCCAGCAGCAAGCAACCGCTGATTCAGGCGCTACAATCGGCATTTGAGCACGGCACGATTCAGATACTGGCTGACCCCATTCAGATTGGAGAACTACAGGCCTACGAGGGCAAGCGCATGGCGAGCGGCATGAGTTACGGAGCGCCGGGCGGGATGCACGATGATACGGTGATGGCGCTGGCTTTGGCGTGGCACGGGATAGACAGACGCGGGGCGGGAGTATTTCAATATGCGTAATCCGATAGACACATTTGAGCGATGGCTGATTCAGAGCGACGGGCTGGGCTATGCCGACGTAGCGATGTATCGAGAGTTCTACAAAGGCGAGCATGACATCCGCCTGAGCAAGCGGCAGGAAACGCGGCTCGGTATCACGTCGGCGCAAATCCGTTCGTTGGCTAACATCTGCCCGCTGGTGGTTGACACGGTGGCCGAACGCCTGAGCGTGCAGGGGTTCACGGCAACCAGCCCGGCGACGGAAAAGGAGCTGGCGAAGTGGTGGGCGGCACGTGATCTAAGCGCGTACCAGGACGATATTCATCTGTCGGCATTGCGTGACGGCGACAGCTATGTGATTGTCGAATGGGATGACGCGGCCGCTATGCCTGAATTCCATCACGAGATGACCTATGACGGCAGCAACGGAACGGGGATTATCTATTCCAGCGAGCGGCGCGTGCCGTTGTATGGATTCAAAAAGTGGCGGCTTGAGGAAGGCGACGACCGGGGCAAGTCGCGGCTGAATCTCTACTTCGACAACCGCATTGAGAAATACATCACCGGCCGGGCAGGGGCATGGACAGAATACCATGACGGCGAGCGCTGGCCTATCCCGTGGGTTGATGCGACGGGGCAACCGCTGGGCGTGCCGGTCGTGCATTTTCCGACAAACCCCAACGGCGACGATTACGGCACGTCGGAGCTTGAGGCTATCATCCCGCTCCAACGCGTATTGACCTCGCTCTGGGTTGACCTGATAGCCGCGGCCGATGCTACCGGGTTTCAACTCGTAACGTTGACCGGCGACGTACCCAGCGAGGAAATGGTCAACGCGGCGCGGGCTATCTGGTACAGTCAGAATCCCGCGGCGGCGTGGGGGACAATCCCGCCGGGCGACCTGTCGCTATTGGTCGAAGCGGTGCGTCATGCGACGATGACCATCGCGCAGGTGTCGCGCGTGCCGTTGACCATGTTTCAGGATAGCCGGGCGGTGGCCGCGGCCGATACGATTGTCGCGTCGGAGCGCGGGCTAATCGCCAAAATAGCCGACCGTGCCAAAACCTACGGCCTGTCGTGGCGGCGCGTGATGCGTCATGCCGTGCGACTGCATAACACGTTTGGGCCGCGCCCGGCGCTCGATGAGGCAGGCATTGTGACCAACTGGGACAGCTTTGAGGAACTGGACTATTTGACGCTGGAGAAAAGCCGCGCCGCCGTCGCCGCGTCACACCTGAGCAACGGTCTATCGTTGTCGGCGTCCTACACGCTGGCCGGGTATTCGGCCGCGGAACTGGCCGCCATTGCCCGTACCGACACCTACGGCGAAGAGGGGTTGACGCAATGACACCGCGACCGCCGGGCAAACGGGGCAAGGCGATTCAGTGGACAGATGAGGATTTGGACCGTATGGCCGAAATCCACGTCACCGAGGACACGCCGCTCATGCTGGAATTCGTGCGACGCTACGGCAGCCCGCGCCTCATGGCGCTATTGACGGCCGCGCCGCCGCCGGATGACGCCGAAGACGAAGACGCAAATGCCTGAATACACCTGGACGGCAATCCAGACCCAACGCGGCGAACAACACCGCTATCGAGACGCCAAGACAGGGCGCTACGTTTCGGCCGCGGCCGTGCGTGGGGAACTGGACAGGTTCGTTGACAAGGCCGGGCGCGAATCGGCGCGGGCGTTGACCGAACAACTGCGAGACGGCAAGATTGCTCTGCCTGAATGGCAGACGGCAATGGCGCGGGCGGTGAAAAACGTCAACTATGCCGCCGTTGCCGCTGCGTCGGGCGGGGTCGAAAACATGACCGCCGTCGAGCGCGGGCGGGCCGGTGGCATCATACGCGGCCAGTATGCCTATCTACGCCAGTTCGCCGCCGACATCGAGAGCGGCAAGCAACCGCTGGACGGCCGCGCCGT